AGAGTAAATCGCAATATCTAGAATTAATTTGTTGACACCTGTTGGATTATATGCAACACTATAAAAGTACATTACTATTTTCTAATAACAATGACACTATTCAACTTTCCTTCAAATCTAGCCGATGATCTACAAGACGAGATCTACACTAAGCTAGTTGCTTCAGTACAACAAGACGTAGATTGCTGTAACAAGCTTTGGGCAAAACGTGAACAAGAAGGCAGAACCTATGACGAATGCCTAACTTTACATGGTAAAGACAAAGTTTATTACTACCAAGACAGCAAAGGCTTAAAAGACATTAAGTTTATCCAGAAAGAGGATTACGCAGGTCGTACAACTAATGATTATTACAGACCTTGGTATTGCACAGTTCATACAGGACGTTGCCATGAGCAAGCTAGAGCGCAGAGAGATCATGCAGTTGCACTTTGTGAGCAAAGAGTTAACGGTCATCTAGCAACTACCGATAAGATCAGCAGCCAAAGTTTCAAGCTAGGCAAAGCTAACCTTATCAACGGTATTGTTTCTGGCAAAACTGCTACTGGCGAAGATTTCCAGATACACCTACAGATGATGTGGAATTACCGCTACGGTGAGAACTCAGCTAACGGCTACATGACACAGTACGTCCAGTACAGAAGTGACAGACGAGGTGCTAGGCAAGAAGGCAAGTCAGTACAGCAAGCTATTACAGATGCTGAAAAACAGGCCAAGCGTGATGCCAAGCAAGCAATCATTGACCAAAAGAATTTAGCCAAGTGGGAAAAATTCCAGAAGCTACCAGTTCAGATGGAAAAGTGGATTGACAAAGAGATCAAAACACTTGCTGCCATTATCAGCCCAGAAGGTTTAGCTGAATCTCGTAGAACTGCTAAAAGATTAGATTACACATTTGATGAAGAATGGCAAATCAAATGCATCACTGGTGACATCGACAAGCACAATACTTTGAGAAATGACCTTAGACATTGGCAGAATGACGAGACAGGACTCAAGGCACTGTTTGACAAAGGTGTAGACACACGCAACAAACTTAAGGAGATGTACGGAGTTTAATTACTCCTACATCCTTTTTTTTATAGGAAATTTATTATGGACAAACATCAAATCAACTTACCAGAATCAGAATTCAAAATGCTAATCAAAGCATACGAAGACAGATTATGGAAACACATTAAACCAATACAAAGGTTTGAAACTGGCGTAGAGTTGCAATCTTACAAAGAAGATAACGGTTACTGGACTTGTGAGCTAGTTAACTTTAAAAACAGGATGGGTGATCACAACTACAGAGTTAGTCTTGGCACACCTGATTGTTTAACTAACATTCCTTACACCAGAAAGTTTAAAAATCCTACTGTGTATCGTGAATGGTATCTAACAGAGATCAGACACAGCTACAACGAAATCTGTGCAAGGATTATGCAACTAGCACAATTTATTGGATATGATTACAGCCATTTAAATGGACAGCTTAACTTCACAAAGTTAGAGCAAGCTAGTATTGATTTCTTTTTAGAAAAAAATGCTAGACCACCAGTTAACAGGATGTTCTTACCAACTAATTAAAAAAATTATAGAGGGTGTAACAACCCTCTTTTTTTTTGCCTAATTACTTGTATTAATGTTGCATTTATGGCAATATATAGATATGG